TCCAAGGACGGCGTGATACAGTCTTTGGAACCCAACATCGTCTGCGGCCAAAGGCGCACTGTAACGGTTGCACCATTCTCCTATCATATCGGCTGGTTTGTCGGGTGTGAAGTCGTGCCGTCGCCAAATGTTTACCAAAACTAAATCACCGTTTGATTCTTGTCGCATAACAACCATAACCGAGTAGTCCTTACCTAATCCGTGAGAAGGGTCAAAACCAACAATGTAACGACCATCACGCTTTTCTGTTTCCAACGTCAGTTCTAAGTCCATATTTTTGCGAGTCAAACCTCGTGGATATACAGCCGAATCATCATCAATGACCCTACACAACAATTCCTGTGCAAATTCCAACTCTCCCATCGAATCTCGCTGTTCAAGCAAAAACGATGTAGGTCGGAATTCGGGCCACAAAGCCACCAACTTATCGGGTTCATGCTTTGCTTCATCCCAATTAGGAAACGCTGTCCATGTTCCCGACTTCCATTGTGGGTTATCGAGCATTTCAGTATGATACAGGTCATTCATCGACATTGGTGTTCCTACACAATAAATTGACGAGCCAGGGTCCATCATTGGCATAACGACCTTTCGCAACCATGACCGCAACTGTGAAAGGTTCAAGTCCTTCTTAGCATCTAACAAAACGTCATCAAGGGCAACGATAGCGGGATGTTCACCACGAATGGCTGAACCAACCGATGAACAGCGAATAACTGCACCATTAGTAAAGAACAACTCCAATTTACCACCTTTCTTAGAATCAAGATACCGTGACAACTCTTTGTGTTTGGTTAAGTCAGCACGAATCTCGCTTAGACGACGAATGGCAGTATCACGGCTTGCTGAAAACAACCACACCTGCAACGGCTCACCATTGAATTTTTCAAACAAACATTGGTGCAACAACTTTACCCCAAGCGTTGTCGATTTAGAATGCGAACGAGGCGCAATAATACAGACACGATGAACATGACTTCCTCTCCTGTTTCCGTACATTTCCATCCATTCACCGATATGCGTTCCCCACGCATACCCCAACCATCGGTAAAAGTATGATACGTCGTTTCTCGCTCGCTCAAAGGACAATGCTCGTTTTACTTGAGTCATAAGGCATCACATATTGTTTGATAGGTAATTTCCATACTGCTGTTTCACATATATTGTAATACATAATTATCACTTAGGCGCAAGTGCGCGTTTTTGACAATAAGGACAGATTAACGTTAAAGCCTTCTGTTTAGGATAAACTTTACTTTCCCACCCACAGGCTTTGCATACCACCCATTGTCTATTCATCACGCACCACCCTCATAGTGCCACAGTACACCATTCGCTTCTGCTCTTTGCACCATACTTTATGTGAATTTGTCCTACGAATAGAACTGTAACCACAAGTGTTACATCTTCGCAGTTTTGGTTCAAGGCTTCGACCAAATCTTTGTGTTTTGTGGGGAATAGCCATCAATGACCACCCACAGGTGCAAATAGCGAACCGATAACCCCTTTTTCTTTGTCAATGATGTGAGCCGCTAATCCAGCCTTTGACTCAACATAACCTGCTCGGTAGTGGTATCGGTCATGACCTGCGAGGGATGGTAATTGAATAATCATGCAACCCTTTGTTTCATTGACCTTTTGATGGTGCAAATGTCCGTGAAACCATGTTCGGTGTTCGCACTTACCCCACATCTCACGCTTTTCGTTGCTCATAACAGAAGCCAAATCCATCTTTTTGTCGCCATGCGTAAATCCAATAAGGTTGTTGCCATACTCAACATACTGTCGAGTCATAGGAGATACAATGACTTCGCAATCATCCACATCTTCATAGACAGCAGACAGATACATCATAAGAGCAAATGCTGTCATGCGGTCATGATTACCTGGCATGAATACAACTTTGACAGGGGAAACGGTTCGTAGTAGGTCAATGTGTTCACGAGCGAGCATACAACCTGTCATGAGGATTTGTGCAGGGCTTCCGCACATATCTTGAGGCGTTCCCTTTGTAGTAGTCCCTGCGTCTGTATCAACATGAAACCAATCACTTCCCGTAGCCAATATGATTTCTTCTGGCTTACCAGGTAATCGAGCAATTAATTCTGTGGTCTTTTCCATCAATCGGTATCGAGCAGTATCAAAGTCATACTTCTCACCGACTTCATCGACCCACCCATGCTTACCCCAATGAAAATCAGTAGGGCTAACAACAAGTGAGTAATCATGTTGAGATGGTTCTAACTCAAATGGTGTAATAGGTGGTAGTTCGTTTGTCACCAATTCACGGAACTCGCTAAGTAATATGTCCTCAAAGACTCGATATTTGTTTGCATCTTCTTCGATTTCTTTCCACTTTCGCTTTTCAAAGCCTTTGTGTAATTCTCTTCGACGTTGGAGAACTAAATCCTCAACTAATTGTTCAACATCGTTGTTTTCAATTTGCTCATCGGTGTAAATGTCCATGTCATGAGTCCATCCATGTCGTCGTCGATATTCGTCAAACCAAGCACGAGGTATGCCGAAATCACGAGATATTTCATTGATAGATGACGCTTTTCCAACCATGCCCGAATATGCTGTTTTCATGGCTCGGTGCTTATCGCCTTCAACTGAAATCATATCACCTGCGACAGATAGGTATGTGATATACACATCATTGGCTGTATCATAGAAATATGCTTTGTTTAACTGTGTTGTTTCGTTTACTTCTCTTACAGGAGATAAAACCTTTTTTTGTGGGTTGTTGTGCAACCACTTTCGGATTGCCATTTCCCATCCCTTGACACTTCGTTCATTGTTCATTTCAGCAAAATCTCTCGCATTTGCGATTGTTGCCTTTGTTTTATCGTAGTTATCACGGATAAAAGCGTTCGTTGCTTTGGTGATTGCCTTTCGCATATCAATACCTACAATCCCAACCCTTTATTAAACCGTATTACTTTCAGTAATTTCAGTTGCTACTGAAAGAATTAAATCCAGCGCAGTATAGCGATTCTTCTTAATTCTTTTATTTCTTCATAGAGATTTATTGGGCTTTGATTATTCTTTCTTATACTACTTCTTTTTCCTACATACCTATGAAAGAATAAAAGAATTAGCCAAAACCGATGGACTACTCCCCATTTAATTCTTTCAGTAGTTGTAGAATTAAGTGAAACAATTAAACCATACCCTATTATGACATCAGAATACTGTCTTACACATGATAGCCGAGAGGATAATGATATGGCCTTTGACATGCGTTACGGAGTCACAATCACAGTTGCTCTATTTGTCATTGAAATCCTGTTTTGGCTCTTTGTTGGTCGAGGATTTTTCCGATATTTGAAGAAAAGAAAGAACCATTAAAAGACAACTGCATCGTGCATAGGTCATGCCTTCATGGTGGCCGTTCTCAAAAAATGTCCAAGCGGATAGCCCTGCGCCTGTTCGTGTTGGTTCAAACGTTCCTCTCTCGGTTGCGGCGGGTTTGCCGAACATTATGCAAGATACCGAGAAGTTACAAAGCACAGCAAACTACGACAACGAGTTCGATATGTTTGATGCTATGGTCAAGTTGGACCCCGAACTTAATGGTGCTGTCCGTTCAGTAGCCCTTACTGCTAATAATTACACTATAAATTATGTCAAGGCAAAAAATCAAAGAATTCGTAATGCCATCATGATGCTCACCGAACAAATTGACCTTGATGACATTCTTATCAACGCTATGCGTAATTTGATGGTGTATGGCAACGACGTGAACAAATTGGTTGGTAGGGCAGGTGTCGGCATCACAGATGTCCAAAACCTACCTATCAAGCAAGTTACTATTGTGGATGAGCGAGGTGCAAAAGGTATTCCCTTTGTTGCCGACGAACAGACATACATTATGACAAACGACTACTATCTTCTAAGAGAAGGGCTTGTCAAACCAATGATATTTCCCCGACGTGAAGTTATGCACTTTCGTATTGATTACCGAAGCAATTGGTTCACTGACCAAAAGAACCGTGAAACCTACGGTGTGTGGGGTGCATCTCGCTTTACCTCGTTGAAACAGGCTATCCGAGCAAAATACAACAGCATGAACAATCACATTGCTCTTGAGGATGCTCTCACAAAACAATTCATTACTATTGACAAATCGGCCATTGAGCATATCACCGACCCCGATGAACAGTATGAGCGATTGGGTAAAATTATGGATGAAGTTATCAGTCTGTTTGAGAACCTTCGTGGCGACCAAATGCCAATCCTCCCCTCCTACGTTCAATTACATCACGTCGATTTAAACAACACTATTCCCGACAATAGCGGATTCCTTGATATGGTTGCATCCAACATAGCGGCTGTTCTTCACGTTCCGAGAGTAGCGGCAGGTCAAGAACAAGGTTCGACGTTTGCGGCCACATACAACGCAAATATGTGGTCTGTTCAAGCAATTACTCGATTACAGCACGTTGTCCGACAAGAGATTATGAAATTGTTCTCGCATCACCTTGAACTTCTCGGAGTTGAGCATACTATGAAAGACCTTCCCCCACTTGAATTCGCACCTGTCGCTGACGAATCCCCTCTTGACTCGATGAAGCGAGCAGTTATGGGTTATCAAGCAGGTATTATTACACTTAATCAAGCACTTGAAATCGTTAGCCTACCATTAGAACGAAACGCAAATGACAGGGTGGAAAAATCATCAAAGCCACCTATGGGCGAGTTACCAAGAACGAACGAGCAAAATGCAAACGATGAAAAGACACTTTGATTGTGAGAAGCACTAAGGAGGCGTATAGCATGGGTGGTAATAAATCTTTTAACGACAGAATGATGCTACTGATTGGAGTTCCTATTGTATTGGCATGGGTAGCGTTTGCCTGTCTCGTCATATGGTCGGGATTGCGAGATGACAAAGTAATCAACGACATTGATGGCTACGCTACTTTATTGGCTATTATTGGTGGCCCTGCCCTTCTTATTGTTACATCTATGCTTGAACTATGGAAGTCCGAGCAACAAGGCGAAATCAATCTTCATCCAGAACTTGTCATGCGAAACCAAGACATTGCTACGGCACGAGCCGAACATGACAGAATTATGGCAATAAACGCACAGAAACACTTACAACTTATGGATGCCGAAGAACGACGTGTTCACCTCGGTATTATGGGTTCACCATCGGAAGGTGAAGAATGATGCCTAACGTCAAAGAGGGTGAAAGCAAAGCCGATTACATGGACAGATGTATGGGCGATAGCAAAATGGTTGATGAGTTTGGCAATCCATCCCAACGAGCCGCAGTATGCAATACTTACTTTGAAGATAAGAAGGGGCTAAATGCGGAAGCGGCTGAATATCAAGGAAAGAAAGTAACTCTCAACAAGCCTTTTCGCACACAAGGCGGTCCTAAGAAGTTCGCTGTTTATGTCCAAAACGAATCGGGTCGAGTCGTTGTTGTTCGCTTTGGCGACCCAAACATGGAGATTAAACGTGACGACCCGCAACGACGTAAAAATTTCCGTTCTCGCCACAACTGCGATTCGCCAGGACCAAAGACCAAAGCACGTTATTGGTCGTGCCGACAATGGGAAAGTGGTCGAAAGGTCGAAGCAAGCGAAGATGAATCACTACTCTATGACGAATGGATGCAAAACGAAGGTGAAATTATGGAAGGAATTGAAGAAGTTATTGAAGCAGAAGAAGGTGGCTGTGGCTGTGGTTGTAGCGGTAAATCCGTTGAAGCAAAAATGATTCGCAA